CAAAGCAAGAGTATTTCTGAAAGTATCTAGAGCCAGTGTTGGACCCTTTGGGGTTACAACAACATCCTCTTCAACTCCACCTCCAGTGGTAGTAGACTTAGTTCCTTCTGGAACTCCGTTAACATACTTTGTTCCAGCCTCTGTACCAGTGAAAGGAACTCCACTAAAGTAAAGAACGCCATCCAACATCTGAAAAATATTTGAACCTGGTTGCGCAAAACGTGCAGCACCGGTCCCGCTGGCAACGCCTCCTCGGCGAGCCGCTGCTTTAGCAGCAAGGTCAGCCTCACGGGCATCCTTCATTGCAGCAAGTTTTTCGGCTCTTGCTGCATCAGCATCAGCCTTCTTTTGCGCTGCTGCATCTGCTTGACTTTTTTCAAGCGCTGCTAGGTTAGCCTTTTGTTTTGCAAGTAGGGCTTCTGCTTGAGCAAGCATTTTTTTGTTTGCTGCTTGCTCCGCCGCTTTCTTCTGGGCTGCTGTCTGTGCCATTATACTCCAAATCCAATTGCTCTCGCAAAGCCTACGGCAGCATTACGGGCGCTTTCGTTTGCCTCTTCGGTTAGGTCATACAATGGGTCATTCTTCGCCTTGAGTTCTATATCATAGTATGAAGGTTGCTTACCCTTGCCATCTGGACCAGGATAGTTAATCCAAGACTTTACTAGAGGATGGTTTTGTACTTCTTTTTCTGTCTTTTGCCATGTCTTTGCTAGCAACTTTACGATTGGACTTGCTATATCAGATATTGTCAAAGTTGGGTCCAGGTCGAATCTTTCAGCAAACTGTGGGTATTCTTTTCTAGCAATCTTTTGCAATTCAATTGTGTAATCTTCAATCGTCTTCTTACCCATTGCAATTTGCTTTGCAGCAACTCGTATATCAGCATCTGAGACACCTAGCAGTTGGAATTCTTCTGCTATTCCTCGAACCTTGGCAAGAGCATCTAACTGCTTTGCACCTAACGCAGACTCATTTTTAAAATCAATCTTTGTAAAAATGAAGTCTTTTGCAAAATCTACAGGCTTAAAAAATGACGGAAATTCTTGTCTTGCAACAGATTCAACAATGCTCTTTGTTGCTTCTGGCGTAGCGCCAGGAACAATCTTTGTCTTAGCGCTTGTGACAATCTTTTCAATTTGCTTATCCTGTGCAGTCTGAAACTTTTCCATAAAGTTTTTAATATCATCAGCACTTAACTTTCCAGCAAAACCAACCTCAGCCATAGCGCTTTCAAGAAGCGCCTTTGCGGTGTTGTATGTTAGGCGAGTTACAGATGTTTGAGAACTTGACTGTGCGGTACTTGTTGGTCCATCAGTACCCTGGCTCATTAGTTGTGCTAGGAATGGCGCGATGCTTGCCAAGATTGAAGCATCTTGTGCATCAGCATTAGGGGTTGGTGCTTTATTGGTTCCAGTTCCACCGTCGATATCAACGTTGTCTTCGATGCCGTCGTTATCTTTGTCAGCCATTAGTCAACCGCCTTTAGTGAATCATTGTCAAAGTATTGTGTAATTATTGTTTCTAGATTTGGGTCCCACTGCTTAACAGTCTGGGCAATCCACTGGTTATATCCCTCGCGGATGATTGATTTACGAGGGTCATAATCTGGAAGCGACTGATAGAGAGCGCTGAAAATATCTCTTGCCTTCATGAACAAACGAGCATCTTTCCAGAACTGTACGTCTTCACGTGCAGTCATGAACTTCTCATCTGTTGTGATAGCCTTAAACGCTCTTGCATACTTATAGGAAGTATCACCACTTGCGGCAAGTTGGTATTCATCATACCATGCTTGGCTTTGGTCCTTAAAGGTTGTTTCAACCAACTGGTCAAGTGCAGCCTTTAATTCTGGATGTGCGCGAAGTGTTCTACCGTCGGTAATCTTAGCCTCTAGTGCGTCACGTACAAGGTTATAGTTATTCCATGTGCGTTGCTTGATACGCTCACGCTCAACCTCTTGTGGGGTTAACTTGAAGTCATTGAGACGCTTGCTTGTACCTGGTAGGGTTAAGTTAGGGTCGCTTAGGATGTTAAGAATGTTAGTTGATTTCTCATCTTGAGTTCTAGGTAGGTCTGCTGTAAGCAATCCAACCAATCCAATGTCACCCTTGTCGATTGTTGCAAGAACGCCAACAAGTTCATCATTTTCCTTGAAGACTCGCTGATATGCTTCGTAACTCGCAGGAATATTAAGTTCCTTGTTTGAACCAGTAAAGGTTACTCGGTCAACCATAAAGTTTGGACCAAGTAGTGCTATCATCTCGTCACCAGCAAGGTCGCGTGCTTCTTGCTCGCCATATCCCTCTGCAACGTATTTATCCTTGAGTTTATAGAACAAGTTGCTTGTTCCACGCATAGGATTGGTTTCTACCTTGTATGGCACACCAAAGATTGATGAGAATCCTGAAAGGAATTTCTCTGCCCAAAGAGTCTTTACTTCCTTGAGAATGTCAGCATCTGATGGGAACTTCTTTTCGATTCCCAATTCAACTAGCATCTTGTGATAGTTGTATACTGAACGCCATGAAGAAAGGTAATCTGCTTTACCTTGGTTGCCTGTAGCAGCATTGTAAAGCGCGTTTGCCCAAGGTGGTGTCAACTGCTTTGTAAGTGAAGTTGGTGCTCCGTATGGGAAGATTACAGAATACCAGTCAGTTCCATTGATAGTAAGTGCTTCCTTGATACCGTTTTCTGTACCAGGAAACTCTTGCATTATCTTACCAACTGATAGTGCTGAGATAAATGATGGTGACGGCTGGTTAAGCAAGAATCCAAGAGACTTTGCGTTAAGCGCGATACCTTCATCCATGTAACCCATACCCAGGTCGCCCGTACCAGGAAGAATCAAGTGTGTAATGTCTTCGATGTTTTTGGTTGGATTACCATTCTCATCTACACCAAATGTCTGGAATGCTCTTCCATAGTTGTTTACAAACTGTGCTGTTCTAACTGGGTTATTTGCAGCGAGTCTTCCATAACGATAGAATGCATTAACTGTTGCGGTTGGGAATGCTACAGCAAAACGTGCGTTGTGCAGTAGTCGATTCTGACGACGAATAGTATATACCGTCTTCTCAAGTTCTTGGATTGCCTCACGACCAGCGGACTGGCGTAGAGCATTCCATCGAGCGGGTGTCATTTCAATACCCTGTGAGATAAGATATTCGGCCTTGCGTGCCATCGCATCAATTGCAATATCATCAAAGAACGCGTTACGAATTGGGTTTTCAGCCCTTGCCATAGCGCGGAAGATTCTTGCAGAAAAATTATTAACTGCGTTACTTAGTGTTTCGTAAGCATTTACGCCACCAATATTAGCCGCTCCGTAGTTAAAGTTTCCAGGAACAATATCGTATAGTTCATCAGTATAATTAGCAAGCATTGTCTGCAGTTCTTGACCAGTTACTTCACGGTTCAAGATTGCAGCACGTGCCTCATATGATGGGAATGTACGGTTCACTAGCGCAACCTTATCCGCAAGATATGAATTAATCTGCGATGAATCTGTGATATCAAATGCACGTAGGTATCTAATACCAGCATCCGATACTGCCCACTTCTTTAACTGAGCCATTGACGTATTAGCCAAGATAAGGTCCATGAGTGGGTCTCCACGCATAACACGGTTTGCAATATATGTCAGTTCTTCAAAGTATAATGGGTCAGATATTCTGATAATATCCATTGGAACCTTGCGCTCTACAAGAGCCTTGCGGGTTCCCGTAGATAGTTCTCCAAGGAAGTTTAAGTCAGTAGTACGTGCGTTACTTACCTCTGCGCGAATTGCTGCGCTAAAGTTTCTCTCACCAGTAACGAATGAATCAATGGATACATACTCACCATTAACCATACGGTACTGTGCTTCTCTAGAAAACCAACGCTTTTTGAACTTAGCACTCTTACCCCATACGTCAGCCTGGTCTTTAAGTGCTGTACCAAGTTCGCTAAGGATATTATCTACACTTTGGTATGCTGCTGCAACTGCGTTGTCCGCTGCAATAATCTCTTTTTTATTTGTTGTAAGTTTATTGATTGTCTTACGATAGTTTGCAATAGCCCTCTTAGCCTTTGCAATCTCTCTAGCGGTTGCTGCAGATGGTGCTTTGGCCTCAAGGAATGCCACACGACGCTCAAGTGTGGTTACACTAGGAATTGCCTCTTTAATACCAAGTGGCTTTACTGCTGAACGCAGGTCTAGTTCTACTTCATCAAGCAATGCTGATGCAGTCTTGAGTTGTTCGCGTGCTGCTGCAAGATGCTGCGCTTTTGTTCCTGGAGATGTTCTACCAGATAGCAAATCTTCTAGTGATGCCTGAGCATCATCTTTAATCGCAGATATACGTGCGTATTCAGCCTTCTTAAACTCTACTGCCTTGTTAACGGCCTTGCGCTCGCTTCTATTTTTAATCTTAGAAAGTTTGCCTAATGACCAGTTACCGCTATTGCGCAGAGCATTTACGCCAATGTTTGCTACATCTTTCCATAGGAATGACATACCCTGAGCAACTGTTGTGCTAACAATAGGCTCACCAATTGACTGCTTAATAATGTACATTGGGCGTACAAGGACATCGAATGTCCATAGACGGTTAAGGTCGCGGAAGACTTGAGCACCAAGATTTGCTGTTGCGCCTGCTACTGCCTTTACGCCACTCTTTTCAGTTGCTCTGATGAACTGGCTTTCAATAGCATCCCAAGGGGTGAAGCGGTAAGATTCGGTCATTTGACGAATAGTCTGTGGGTCTACAAGAATCTGTGCTCCATCATGGCCAATACCAAAGCCGTTCTGCTTTACAGAGTCAATACCACGATTTACGTTACCGCGAAATGCTGAAATGTGTGCGCTAATTTCTCTAGAATCATAGATTCCAGCCTTGTATGCAAGCATACGACCAATAGCGTCATCAATCTTATCAAGTACCTCTACCTCGTTCTTACCGAGGGAACGCATGTACATATCTTCAAATTCTCTGCGAATGTCAGCAACCTTTTTGAAACTATTAGGTGCTACTTCAATTGCTGCATCGCCATCACGGAATAACTTGATATTATTTAAGAATGCGTTGAGTTCTATACGCCCATCAAGTGGTCGTACGCCAGAGAATGTAACAAAGCCTAGTGGCTTGTACTGTGCCTGTCGTGTACCAAATTTAACCAACTTAACAGAGATTCTGGCAACGCCTTTTCCTAGGCTTGTTTCAAAGATATCTGCAAAATTATCAAATTCGCGTGAAGCGCTCGCAGAACGAACTCCTCTTATTCTTTCACCAGCGGTTATTGCTAGACCCTTACCAATAATTGGCTCGCGTGGCATGAATGCCTTACCACCAGGGGTTAGGTTGTAGTCTGGGTCAAAGAATGCATCACGAATCTTAATAAATTGTGGGTTGCTCTTGATTGCTGCATCGAATGCTGACTTCAATCGTGGCACTGCTGGACCTTCTGGGATGTAGGTCTTACCAGTTTGTAGGAACTTTGACTGCAATACTGCAGATGTTCCCGACATGTCAAATAGTTTATCTGGCGCTGTTTCGGCCAAACGTGCAAGTGCTGGAAGATTACCCTTATCTGCAAGCAGAAGGTCTTTAATCGCGTCAGCATCTGTCGCTTCATGAATAAGCGGAATGAGTTTTTCATTAGTGCTATACTTGGATACCAAGTTGGTAATTAATCCCCAGTCCTTGCTTTCCGCAAGAACAACTGCATGATTACCAGAGATTGTCTGAGAACCCATAGCGCCATTAGTCTTTGCATACTGGATTCCAGCATCCATATCGGCAGCAAGTTGGTCTACAGTCTTAGTCTTGGTGTATAAGCCAGCCTTAGTTAGGCCAAATTTTGCTGGAACCGTTACTACACGTCCAACTCCACCAAGTGCTGCTGTACCAACAACAAAGTCACCGAGTCCAGTAAACCAGCGTCCTACAGCATTGTCGACAAAGTTCTTCTGTATGCTCTCATCGTTCCAAAGGTCGACCTCATTGAGGTCAATGTTGTTGGTTGAAAGAACCATCTTAGATAATGGTGTTAGTCCAGGAACCAAATCAGACTTAATGAGTGCTTGAAACTGTGATACCTTTGCGCTACGATTGTAGGCATCCTTGATATCTTTAAATTGGAAGCCTTCTTCGTACTCACCCTTTTTGTAAAGTGGTGAGTTAACGTCATTTAGCAAAGCAACAGTAGAGATTGGGCGGAAGATGTATGGAGAGATTACTTCTTCATTGAGTTTAACTGCACCCTCGAGAAGTTTATCTGCTACGCCCTTTGTTACCTTCTTAACGCCACCATATAGGCCAGCATCTGGGACCTTTGTAAGTCCAGCATCAATGTTAGCCAAAGCACCCTTTACTGTATCGTAAAGAACCTGCTCTTTTTCTTGCTCTTCTTTGCTAAGATACGCGCCACCACCTGTGGCTCTTTTAAGAGCGGTAGGAATTGCTGCAACGGAATCGATGAAATCATTCCACCATGCCATCTCTACCCCCTAGAAATCTCGTTTAATGTATAGTTTTTCGGTTCCACCTTTTACATCATCCTGAGTGACTCCCATAATGAATGCATCACGGTCTTCTACGGATTTCCAAGGTATCATAGCAAGTTCAAATACTATTCCTGCGTTCTGATAACCAAGTGAACTAGCAAACTTATCTACGTTATCAAAAAAACTACCAGGCATAAATGTCAAATCTGCCATTATCGAGCCATTAAGTAGTTAACAAATCGTTTGAATGAATCTGGAGCGTCTTTAGAACGCGCAGCAATTACCAACTCTGGTAGATATTGCTTGGCAATGAGAGCATTCTCGTCCGGACGCGTGTTATTCTGGAACTGTGCTGGCAAAGCCTCTGAACCAGGTCCTGCACCAAAGTCTACACCTGCTGTAATTGGCTCATTTGGGCGAGTAGTTGGGTCTAGCAGTGTTCCTAATTGAGGAAAATTCATGCCACCGTATGCTGGGCCTTCTGGAGCAGGTGTTGATGCTTTAACTGAACTCACTGCTTGGTTTCCCTCTATACGTTGATTATTAACTTGCTGGTTCTGACCATAAGCAAAACCAGTGTAGTTACCGTTTTGACCAGCCCCGCCAGTTCCTGAAACATTAGCAGGATTATTCTGAGGTGCGGTTGGTCGCATTCCTCCACGATTTTCTGCCATTGTTCCTCCTATGAGTATTGTCTAAATGTATGAATAGGCTCAGAGCACATATTGTCATATTTGATTGCAACGGCGATAGCCTTGCGAATCATTGTCTCTGCCTGATTAATTGTTTTTACTTTTTCCACACCCAACGCTGCCAATGCACCGAGGGCAACATCTCCGCCAGAACCCATAACATATACATTACGAACATCGGTATCCCAAGAATAGTCATCCGAGACCGAGAAGACTTGGCCTTTGACTGAGATAAGGAATCCGCCTTCGTTCTGTGCAACATCGCCGTCCTCTTTCATGTCTATTCCTGCGTCAATAAAATGCTTACGCATCTGTGGAATAAACTTCTGCGTCATGTATAAATTTAAATCTTCTTTAAGCGTAGGCTTTGGTTGTACATATCCATAATGTAGAACATTGCTTGTACGCGATGAACCACAACCAGCAATCAATACTCCATTGTTTTCTACAATCTTTGGAGTCTTGCTTACTTGAAACCTACCGTGTTCATCACTAAGGCGAGAATCACACCCTAGTACCGACCATCCGTCACCCTGTATCGCTACTAGCGTAGTCATTTTTATCCCCTAGTTGTTACTCGTCCCGTTGCCTTGCCACTACCGCTAAGGGTAGATAAAATTGTTTGTAAATCTGGTGCTGGTGCTTGTGGTGCTAATCCCTCTGGAGGAAGCCCTCCTGCTGGAGCCGCGCCTGGAACAGGGGACGGCTGCTCAACAGGGGAAGGTGCAGCCCCAACAGGAGGAACTGGTTGCTGTGGAGCAAAGATTTCTGCAATAGCGTCCTCAAGAGTTACACCCTTTTGACGTGCAGTAATTACTCCTGCAATCTTGGTTACTATATCTGCTGGATTTCCACCTGATGTTGCCATCGCTGGAATAGCCTGCGCCATAGCGGTGATACCGCCAAGAAGTGATTGACGCATATTTTCAATTTCAATCTTTTCAAGTTCTTGTGTGACGTTAACTGTGAACGGTAGTTCACGCATAGCCATATCCTTAGAGATAAGACCGCCACCTAGGGCCTGTAGCATGAAGATAAGGCCCTGTGCTGGGTTAAGACCAGCAAGCATACCATGGCGTACATCGGCTGAGTAATCGCCCTTGATGTCTCTGCTAGGCTTGTATGTAATTTCGTAAGGTGAACCAGAGTCAACGCCACGAATGGTCTTTTCTTCTGGATAAATTTTCTCGTCAACTTCAAA